TTCATTCGAAACTGTGGTATTCCCTATCATCAGACGTGTGTTCTCTAAATTATTAGCTAACGAAATCGTATCTGTACAAGCTATGAACTTACCAATCGGTAAATTGTTCTACTTTGTACCTCAAATTCAAGGTTATTCTGCAGCAACTCCAACACAAGGAGCTTCAGGAGAAGCTGGACACAGAGCACCTGTAGGTTCTCCTGGAAACTATCCTGGTGACCCAAATGCTGGTTACACTGATTCAACTGCGTATCCAAAGAACCTTTATGATTTATTCTATGAAGGAAATGAACCAGGTTTAAACCCATCAGGTCTTTTTGATTATTCAAAAGGTGGTTGGTATTGGGTTACTGGTGCAACTAACCAAGTAGTTTGGTCAAACGGTTCATTAGTAGTATCTGGATATGGTTCAGGTGAATACAGAAAATTACTTTTAGTAATGTCTGGTTTCACATCAGTAGGTGACGGTAAGTTAATTGGCCCTGATGGACAAGAAATGGATACTGAAACATTCCTTTCTGATTTAACTTTATTACCAACTTCTGCATTAGCTGCAAGAATTAACGCATCTGGTGGTAATGTTACTACTTCTACACCACTTTTATTCCGTGTTGTTACACAAAAATACGGTAAAGGTATTGTTGAATATGGTACTAGCAAAACTACAACATGGCCAGGTGGAGCAACTCCAGGAAATGGAGGTTCGTTCTATGATGTATGTAGTGCTGATGGTGTTATCTACTTAGAAGTTGATTTACAAACACCAGCATGTATCTCTTGTGGAGCATCTACTCCTGATGGTTACACTGGAACTACTTTCACAACTACTTTAACGGGTGTTACAACTAACACAGCAGTTACTGCATATTGGAAGCGTTACCAAGAGTTAGAATTTGAAGACAAAATTGGTGAAGTTTCTTTCGACCTTCAATCAGTAACAGTTTCTGTGACTGAAAGAAAGTTAAGAGCACAATGGTCTCCAGAACTTGCTCAAGACGTTGCAGCGTTCCACAACATCGATGCTGAAGCTGAATTAACAGCTTTATTATCTGAGCAAGTGGCAGCTGAAATTGACCGTGAAATCTTACGTGACTTACGTAAAGGTGCGGCTTGGACATTACGTTGGGATTACAACGGATGGAAGCGTCTGAACAACCAATCAACTCCTTACACTCAAAAGGACTGGAATCAAACGTTGATTACTGCAATCAACCAAATTTCAGCTCAAATCCATAAGTCTACTTTAAGAGGTGGAGCTAACTGGATTGTTGTATCTTCTGAAATCAGTGCTATCTTTGATGACTTGGAATACTTCCACGTATCAAACGCGGCTCCTGAGCAAGACCAATACAACATGGGTATTGAAAGAGTTGGTACTTTGAGTGGTCGTTACCAAGTATACCGTGACCCATACTTCCCACCAAACACTGTGTTGATTGGTCACAAAGGTACTTCGTTATTGGATACTGGATATATCTACGCTCCATACGTACCATTACAATTAACTCCAACAATGTATAACCCATTCAACTTTACTCCTATCAAGGGTATTATGACACGTTACGCTAAGAAGATGGTTAACAACCGTTTCTATGGACGTATCATCGTTGATGGTGTTCGTACATTCGATTTGAATGAATTAAGATAATCTTATCTTAATCTATAATAAAAAGGGACAAGAAATTGTCCCTTTTTTTATTTGTCTAACATTCTTAAAGACTTTGAAATTATTTCAGATTCAACTAAAGTGAAAGCTCCTCTTTTATAAGCGGAAACTAATGATTGTATAATACAATTATTTGCGTCTTCTTTAGTAAAATTTAAAATAAAATAATCTAAATCTTCATTTGTGTTAAATTGAAATACGTCGAATAGAACAGTTTCAGGTGATAAATTATTTATTTTATTTTTTAATTCGTCTTTTAATTGTTCTTCATTAGAATGTTCCATAGCATGATATATTTATATTAAAGATAGTAAAAAAAAATCCATATGAAAAGTAACGTTATATTAGAAATATTAAAAAAGTTCAAGGAGTATGACGATTATGTAAATGAGTCAACCTCAACAGGTGATGCGGGTAGTTATAGAGCCCCATTAAGACCTGGTTTAAAATTATGGGATAAAAATATTTTGAAACCTTTTACAGAACCGTTAAATGGTTATGATAATGCGGAAGTATATGTTGATTCACTTGATGGTAATATTGATACAAAGGGTGTTAAAAGAAAAGAAAAAATTTCGGTTGCAATTTCAAAGTCAGACAAAAAACATCCTGTTCAAAATGATGAAGATGGTAGTGACTTAAATGATAACCCTGTTAATGCGGAATTAATTAAAAAAGTTTTTGGTAAAAAGAAAATAAAAGAAGGTACTCATAGTTCTACAAGTGCTGGTGAGTATAGCGGGCCAATTGAGTTAGGTTTAAAAAAATGGAGAAAACAAGAACTTGACCCATTTAGTGATGACAGTAATCATCATACAACAAGTAAAGCTAAGAAAAAAAATATTAAAAATAATATTAAAAAAACTGTTGGTGTTTGGGAAAAACATCCTGAAAGTGGATATGAAATACCGTCTCACGATGTTCATACAATTAATGAAGATTTGGGTGTTTGGTTTGGGACTAAGAAAAAACCTAAAGGTAGTAAACAACCTAAAGGGCCTTGGGTGAATATATGTAAAAAGGTTGATGGTAAACATCCACCATGTGGGAGACCTGATGCATCATCTAAATCTTACCCAAAATGTAGAGCCGCAGGGGTTGCAGGTAAAATGTCAGATTCTCAAAAAAAAGCCGCTTGTCAACAAAAAAGAAGAGCTGAGAAGAAAGATACTCAAACAGGTAAAGGTCAAAAACCTGTTATGACTTCATATAAACCTAAAAAGAAAAAGACCAACGAATCGGTCTTAATATCTTTAATTAGAAAGGCTTTAGATTAATAAATACTTTTACTAACTCTAATACCGGGTCTAAGAGGTTCGTAAGTTCTTTCAGGTCTTGAGTATTGTCCTGTACCATATTCTGAATTAAGGTTTTCTAACGCTTTCCTATAATCACCTGAATCATCAGATAATAACCTATCAATAACATCTTGGATTAAACTTCTATCTAATCTTCCGTATTCAGGTTCTTGTGACATTTCTTTTATTGCTTTTTTAATTTGACTATTTAACTTTGACATTATAATAATATTAGTGATTTATTTTACTATAAATATTATCAAGAGAATGATTAATTTGAGTTTCTAATTCTTTTTCAATCTCCATGGCTCTATGTTCCATTTCTTTACGGAATGTATTAACCAATTTATCCCATTGACTTTTACTTAATTTAATAAAATAACTGTATGTATGATTTGTTACAGTTATTTGACCACCGTCCATAGTAACAAAAATACCTAATTTATCATTACGGATATATTTTTTGTCAGATATTGGAGCGATTATGAGTTCAGAATCCTCCGAATGAATGAGTTTTCTACATATGGTGGAACATTTCCTCACGTTAGACATATAAATGTCAAATTCGGTACTTTCTCGGTCTAATCGACGTAGATATAGACGATATTTAACCCATAGTTTTTTTATTATAGTCATGTCATTTATGATTTGACTACAAATATACTATGTTTTTTTAATAATTCAAAATGTTTTGTTAACAATAAGCCCCTGAACAGTGTTTTTTTCCGTCTAAACCAGGTTTTGTACCTTTACATACCTGTACCGCATAACCATTAGCATATGCTGAAGGGTAAACATCAAATTTAGCTTTAGCTGCCGATTTACCACGTGCACAAAGTTTAGTACCTGCTTTTTTACGACCTTCCATCATGATATCTTCTTGAGGTTTAACTGCATCATCAGAACTAAACTTATCACCTTTGATTTCATTCATCATAAAATCAAATACTTGGTCTAAGTTATTTTTAGATTCGGCAATGTGGTCTTGAGCCCAATCGTGACCATTGTTTAAAATATTTTCAACGTCATCTTTAGGTATAGATAAAAGTATCTCACATTGACGGTGCATTTGTTCTAAATTACTGAAAAACATATATCTTTCATTTTGTTCTTTTAATACTTGTTTAATTAAATTGTCTAAGTTTTTCATATTAAGCTATCATATCATCTTCTTTTAGGTCATTACAGACTACATCTAAAAACACTTCAATATCATGTTCTAAACCTTCATAATCTTCAAATACATTTGTTCCTTCAGTTGTGTTTTCAAACATACAAGTTTGAAAATTACCTTCGGGGTCACAATAAATTTCACCATAATAGTCACTATCATCAACAGTTAGATACCCTGTATGTATTTTTTCATCCTCATTATCTTCAGTTGACTCATATCTAAATTTAAACGATGGCATTCCTGGAAATTCAAAAGACCAAAAACCACCTGCCTTTGTTATAGCATCTTCTTTAGATGACGGTTCGTCTTCAATTGAAATACCTTTAGTAAATTTCTCAAGAGTTTTTCTTTCTTCAGGTGTAATTGATTCCATACCTGATTGACTAATTTTATCTAAAATTGCGTCAATTTTATCTTCACCAGGAGTAAAGGCTTCGGATAAAACAAATTTTAATAATTTAATATATTCGTTTTCTTTTAATTTTATTTTTTTCATTTCTTATCAACTATTTGGAATGTTAGTGTTTTCTTATAAGTATCTACTTCACCTGATGTAAGTACTTTAATATCTATTGAATATTCATTAGGTATTTTATCTCTTGTATCAAAGATGAAATAATATTCATTTGACGCTCTGTTTACTTGTGTCCAATCTTGAACTTGTACTTCTGTTTGACCCTCTTTAACATAAACTCGGTAATAAACAGTTACAGGTGTTAATACTTGATTAGATGTGTACGCTTTTTTAACAACAACACCAACTTTTCTTAAATCAGTATTTAATATTTTTTCATCTTGTTTAATACCGTAAAAATCAAAACCAAAAAGTTCAGGGTCTTGACTATTAGGCCCAAGAGTAAAATAACCAGTGTATGGTAAAACAGTTAAATCATTAACTACATTAGGTATTTGTATACCGTTATAATAAAGATTTGACCAAGTATCTGTAAACATACAAGGTGTTGTTGCTGAAACAGAATTAGTTGTTATTTCATAAACACCTTGAGTAATTTGACACCCCGTATAAGTACCAATAGTGTTACCTTGATTATTTTCTAAGGTAACAATCGGTAAATTATCCAAATTTGTTGGTACACCACCTATGTAAGAATACAAGTATAATTTATTATTGTTGTAAGAATAAAAAGCGTTTCGATTATCAAGTATTAAATCGTTATAATTTGTTTCAAGAAATGGTTCGTAGAAAGTTTGGGTATGCCTTGTAAAAAATCCTACTGAATAGTTTTCAGTTAAACCTGTTAAATTTTCTAATTCGGGTAAAAAAGCAACTCCCCATCCTGTTGACCCAGTTGTTGTACCGGTAAGAATTCGATTGATTTCATTTGTCATATCAAACTCAATATCTTCATTCCCAAATTCAAAATGTTGAGTATCAACAATTGTTAACGCCGAATAATTAATTGTTGACCCTGTTCCTGTGTTTGTATTATTGTATATTCCGGGTGTTGACCAATTATCTAATGTTGTTGTTTGATACCAATTAGAAGGTCTTTGAGAATATGCTTTATCTTGTGGTAAAGCTATTGGTGATAATAAACCATTAGTTGAATTTAAAGTACGTTGAACATCATAGTAATCATATCCAACACCTTCATCCCACGTTTGAGCAGTTCCTGTATTACCTGAAGTAAGAGGTATTCTAAATAAAACTAAGTCAAATGATGTTGCTCTTAATCTTCCTTGTGATGTGTATTCATTACTTAACCCATCTTTATCAAAAGAAGATGTGTTGGTCATTTTTAATGTATGAGTGATACCTGAAAAACCTGTACATCCTGTTGATATTATTCCGTCTTGGATTTTTTGTACAAGTAATGATAAATCTAAATCAAAGATAAATCTACTAAATCCAGGGGACGCAATTACATCAGATGCTGAACCAAAATATAATTGCGTATAAGGTGATTTACCAGTGTTGGTAAAACTATTTGAAATTATTGTATTGTTCCTACTAAAATATGAACGATGTATTGACATTTACTCTTTTTAGATAAATATCAATTTATACGAATATTTTGATTTAATACTTTAGTATCGAATAATTTCCATTCAGATGTTAATTTTGTCTTAGATATTGGAGAAGTTTCCCTTGTTAATTCAAATGGAGTTTCTCTATGATATAGGTGTTGATGATTTAATAAAAATCTCACAATTAATGCCAATAAATCTTTTAACGATTCTCCTCTAACCATAGAGTTTGTTGAATTATAATAATTTCCTGATAAAGTAGGTTCATTAATACCATAAACATCTGAATTTTTTAATTGGATTTTTTCTAATCCTGGAATATTTGAATTGTTAGATATTAAAAATATTTTTTCAGACCCCATTACTGCGTAACCAAAATCACCGTTTTGACTTACATTAGGAGTGTATTTTACTTTCTTTGAAACCTTTTTTAATCCGTATTTATTTTTACTTGAAATTAATCCTGAACCAGGGTTTGTTAATTTCTGTGATTTCGGAAATGCTATTAATGAAATTAAAGTATTTGTATTTTTCTTTTCGAGGTCACTACCAATTAGTGATTTTTTTTGTAAAGATAATGATGGTCTAAAGAAAAATGGAAATCTAACATCTGTAACATTTACAGTTTCTCTTGGCGTTAAGTAATCAATATTAATTAGTCCGTCATTTAATCCTGATATCACTTTATTAATTATATCAGATACTTCTTGTAGAGTATCAATGTTATTAAAAGAATGTGAAAAATACGTATATGTAACATCGTCAATAACTGTTTGTTGTGTAAATCTATCTGTTAAAGTATTTGGGGACTTTCCGGGTAAATTATATATGTTAATGTTACCTGAAAATGGGCCTTCAGTATCCAATCCATAATAAATTTCATACTCAACAAGTTTAACAATTTGTTCAGATACTGTTGAATTTTGAGTAATTGTTTTTTGTGTCCCTTTGGTTGTTTTAGAATCAAAATTAGATAATTGTAAAAAAGACCTTTTAGGATTCGTTACAGGGTATTCATTTGTTTTTAATATTGGTGTTTTTTTTGACCTTAATAAAACTTCATTATCTTTTAAAATAATATCAGACCTTCCTTTAGAATAAATTCCATAATCTTTTGGTTCAGCAAATACCCCTTTAGTGTTTTCAAAAAAGTATCCATTTGAATTTTTTAATGGTAAACCTGGTTTAACATTAGGCCCTGCCGCCATAATACTTTTTGTTTGGTTTGAATTTTCACGAGCAACAGACATTGCTGATGATATCGGGCCTTTAATATAAAATTGATTTTTTCTTCCTGTATTTTCAGACCAATTATAATAAATTAAATGAACATAATCATTATTTTCAGGAACAATATTTAATTGAACAGGAATTAAAGGAATATAAACAAAAGGGTCGACATCTTCGTAAAAAAATTCTTCTAAAATATCATTACCTTGAGCATTTAAAACTGATTTACCATTTTTTGTAATATCTTTAAGTGAATCAATTACTTGTTGGTAAATTTCAAAATCAGGTTTAACTCTAATACGTTCTAATGAATATTTGTCTTCATTATGGGTAACAGTACCTCCAAATAATATCCTATGTTTTTGTTGGTCATCCCTTCCTTGACTCATATTCTTTTAAAATTTTGTTATATGTTGATTCTATTTTATCAATTTTTTTTGTTAATTCAATAACTAAATGTTTGGTATTATCAAATTCTTTTGATAAAAAATCCATTGCTAATACCAAATCTTTGTTTGATTTAGTTTTATATTCAACTAATATTTCTTTTATTTTTTCTGACATATTAAAAATATTTTCCTGTTACTCTTACATTTCCTGTTGGTTGACCTGTAGGTGAAATTGTTTCAGTAACTATAACACCTTCAATTTTACCATTTTTAGTCCTTTCATTAAAAGATGCTGTAAAGACCGCAATTTTCTCAAGGGTTCCTAAGTCAGGCTCACCATTAATACCCGGGCCTGTTGGTATCCCAAGTTGTTGCATTTGTAAAATGTATTCAACAACTTCTTTTTGAGGTAAAACTCCAGATAGATATTCAGTTAAATATAAAAATGGTGTTGGTAAAATATATTTTCTAGGTATTGGAGTTAATTTTAATAGATTAAAAATTGCATTAAGTAGTGATTTACAACTTCGATAGTCATTAACTAAACTAACTACTCCTCTAATAATTGCCTCTGTATTATCTAAAATTGATTGAATTGCATTTTTTTGCATTTTTGTTTTAGTCACAATCAAATCTCTTAATATTGATTTAACTAATTTAAGAATATCCTGTTTGAATTGTTCATATAATGCTTCAATAAATAACGCACCTATTTTTGAGGTAGCACAGATTATCATTTTTCTGTTCAATTTTGCAAACTGCATCATTCCTGGTGAACTTGCTTCTAAATCGTTTACAATGTTTTCATCTAAATTGGAAACAGTGGTTGAAAGTGCTTTAGACAT